GTACAAAATAGAAAGAGGTTCTGCTTTTGATAAAACTTACGGTACTGTTTACACTTACCCTCCATTCATTTTGAAGTTATGGTTGGAGCAAAATAGATATTACGTTCCAGAGGAGTTAAGGGGTTCATATGAGTGATAAGTATGTACGCATCTGTGCTTACACATGTAATTATGGTGAAGAAGAACCCTTAGCTTCTGTCCGTTTTACAAGTATCGGAGAAGACGGAAAAGTAAATGCAGTCGAGCAAGTTCATTACTGGAACGAACAGTATTGCAATGGTCATATAGAAAATGCTTTGGCAAGCGGTTTTGAAATATGCCTTATAACTAGATTGAATAAAAGGATTATGAGAAAGAGAATGAAAGAATGGTCTAAAATATAATAGTGTGCTACATTAACAAAGTAAACTTTAGGTTAATCCATGACCTCATTTCAAAAGTACTCTGTCTTTTATGGGATAGAGAATCTACATCGCTTAAATACTTGCAGTAGTATCAGTTTCGATACTGAAACGACCCAGTTACAACCAAAGAAAGGTGGTTTACGGCTTATTCAGTTAGGTTCTTACACAGCTAAAACAATCGTTGTTATTGATTGTTTTGATCTAGAAGAAAAAGACTGGGATCAGTTAGATAAATTTTTTAACAACGGTTGCCGTTTTTGGTTGGCTCATAATGCTGTGTTTGATTTGGGCTGGTTACAAGAACAGGGAATCTATGTAAGAGGGAATGTTAGGTGTTCTTTTATCGCTAACAAACTCTTATATAACGGTGTACCTCACGCTAAACATTCATTGGATGCTCTAGCTAGTAAACATTTATCTGTTGAATTACCCAAGGAACAACAAAGATCTGATTGGTCCAAACCTGAGTTATCTAAAGAACAGTTAGAATATGCAGCTACGGACGTAGAAGTGTTGCTTGAACTAGATCAAATTCTTGATCAAAAGTTATCTAAAGCAAACTTAAAAGCTAGTTACACACTTGAATGTCAGGCTTTGCCTGCTATGGCTCAAATGTGGAGGATAGGTTTACCTTGGAACGCACAAGCTTTACAAACTTATAAAGAAGATAAAGCTTTTGATGTGCAACACATGGGAGATGAGTTTATACGAGAGTTAGATAATTCTCTTCCTGAAGAAGAGAAACTTCCTAGAAATGAAGATGGTACTTTTAACTTAAGGCCAAAAGATACAGGCGCTATTCGTTTAGGTACTAAAAAATATGCTGGCTTTAATATTAAAAGTTCTAAGCAACTATTAAATAAACTTACACTTATACTTGGCTACACTCCTACAGATAACAACGGTAAACCTAGCGTAGGTAAAGAAGCACTAAGAAGGGCGGCTGCGGATTCTGAAACGATCCAGACATTAGTTGAGTGGAAGAGGAAAGAGAAGAGGAGACAGATGGCACAAAGTATTCAAGAAAAGATGGCTGATGATGGGTTTGTTCGTGCTTCTTATATGCAGTTAGGTGCAGAAACAGGAAGAATGAGTTCACTTAAACCTAATAATCAGCAGATTCCTAGAGATAAAGAGTTTAGAAGTTGTGTTGAAGCTCCTGAAGGTTGGAAAATAGTTGACGCAGATTTTAGTCAGATGGAATTACGTTTAGCTGCTGCTCTAGCTAACGATACAAATATGATTCAAGCATTTAAAGAAGGGGCAGATTTACATGATTACACAGCCGAGAAGATGGGATGTGATAGACAGATAGCGAAATCCGCTAATTTTGGATTGCTGTATGGCGCAGGTGTAGAAGGGTTAAGAAACTATGCTGGTGCTCAAGGTGTTCTTATGTCACAGGAACAAGCAAGGAGTGTTAGAGATGGATGGCTAAATACATATTTTGGTATCAAAGAGTGGCAGAAAGAGAATCAAGATGAAGTTCGTTCCACGGAAGACAATGAATGGCCTGAGATAAGAGTGCCTGTAACCAACATGCGTAGGTACTTAAAAGGTGATTTGAATAGGGTTACGGTTAGATGTAATACACCAATACAGGGTGCAGGGGCAGCTATATTGAAATGTGCTTTAGGGAATATATGGCCTGAAGTGCATAAAGCTGGTGAAGATGTTGTGAAGATTGCTGCTGCTGTTCACGATGAGATACTTCTTTTAGTCAAAGAGGAGTACGCTGATGAATGGGCAACATTACTAAAGGGGATCATGGAAAGTGCTGAATCTTTGTGGTTAAAAGATGTACCGTCTTTAGCCGAGGTAAAGATCGGAAACACATGGGAGGAAGTACATTGATAGAAGTATCTAAAAACGATAAAGGTTGGTACTACAAGAAACAAAAGCAAGTAGGATACTACAGCAGTCTTGCTGAAGTAATGGTTCATGCCTACCGAGAAGAGTGCCCGACTGATAGTGATGGAACGTCTGAACAGCGAAATAGTTAAAGCTCAAACTAGTGATCTTCAAAGAGCCGCAGACTTTTTAGAGGGAGCAAGAAAAGTTCGAGCAGGTTCTAAAAAACAAAGAAGATTGTCTAGAGAAGCCCACAGAGATGCTCACCTTAGAAAAGTCGATAGACCAATTTCGTGGTAGAGTAGTACAACGGCTATCTGTATTAATGGCTTTGAAGCACGGAAACAAAACTTATATGCAGTTATTACTAGACCCTAATAGGGCAGATCTAGTAGCAACTGAAGCAGAAAAAGAAGGTATCAGACCTTCTGCATGGGTAAGAAAAGTTATCTACAACAAGTTAGAAACTAGCTTACCTAGTTCTGTATATAAAGAAGCTGAAGCTAAAGACGAAGTTGTATGGAGAGAATCTGTAAGGAAAAGAGTTGAAGGCCGTTCCAGTGCTCCAGAAAAACCCCCTAAATCAATTACACAATGACTTATCATTCTGCTGTTACTTCAGAGAACGCACCATCTAAACCCAGACTAAGATTGCACCTTTTCTGGGTGTGTTACCCGAGACAGGAAGGTAAAGATATGCGTTATTCAGGTTACACAAAGGAAGAGGCAACGAAACAAGCTAAAATTAATAACCCTACTGCTTCAGTACTTTGGAAGAGAGAACTGTGACTTCTACAACATCAGCACCTAAATTTAAATTAGATGATCAAGTAAATAAAAAGAAAAATACAGGTGTTTTTCTGGCAATAGGATCTGCTGTTGGAACGATCATAAAAGTCATAGAGAAACATAACGTAAGAGGACGTATTTGTTACTACTACAGTGTTAAATGGCCTGACGGTAGAACATCGGAACACGCACAACACATACTAGTTCCAGCACCGTAAATAATGAATCAAACTCAGTGTCCTTGTCCTAAGTGTTCCAAGCTTAGGACTAGAGTTGTGCTCACTAAACGTTCCAGTGATGGCATAACAATTAGACGCAGATGGTGTACTGCGTGTGATCATCGTTGGTATTCAGTTCAGTATCCCGAAGTTGCGGTAGATAGTACTGAAATAAGATGGGTAAAAACAGGATCTAAAGCAGAGTTTGTACCCTCATAGTTTTAGTACTTTTCTTAGCCAGTTTTTATACGAAGGTTGTTTTACAGGTTTCTGTAAGCAAGCAATTTTAGCTTTGCATTTTGCTATTTCGGTTAAGCAGTTAGCTATGAACTGTGTCTGATGAAAGTAGTGTCTTTCTATTGCTTCGCAGTGTCTTACTAATTGCTCTTTTGAGGCTTCTTCGCTATACCATCTTATTTTCTTTTCTAGCTCTAATTCTTGTTCAATGCTGGCAGGTTCCATTAGTTGATCTAACAGAATAAATTGCTCATCCAAGTTCTCCATCTAATTGTTTTCTCTTAGCTTCTAACCCAGTGTAGATACCGTGCATTGGATTGTCAGGTAAATGGCGACCATCAAGAATGTACAGACGTTCCATGTCTAAAACTCTTTGGCGATCTTCTTCTAGCCAGTCTCTTTTATAAAAGCTCATTGTAGTGTAGTAGTTGAATTGGGGTATAACCTTGCTTGTAAGAAGTTTACAGCTTGATCGTCAAGTGTATTTGTAGTCTGTTTTGATGCTGCCTTTAGCAGATCTAATAACAGCTTCTTACCTGCTTCACTTCGCAAAAAAGCGTATAAAACAGGTCGAAAAGGCTTAAGTAATTTTCCCATAAATAGACTCACTCTTCACAATCTTATATAAAACCGCTACATTTGGCTTAGTGATCCCCATCACAACTACAAGACCTCCCTAGATTTGCACAATAAGGGGGGTTTTGTTGTCTTTGCCTATAAAGAATTTAACAAAGTCATGGAGCAAAAAAGTAGATTATGCTTTTGCCCACACTGTCTTGAAATAAGACGACAACAAACAAGGGCTACTTACTTGAATAACAAACTAAAAGTAGTAAAGTAAAAAAGTACCTTACTAGCCTTGCAAGTAAGTTATTGGACCCCTCGCAGTGGGATGCGATGTTAGGTAAGACCCTCTAACTCACACTTAGAGGGTTTTGCTTTTTCCCAGTGCTTAACCAAAGTCTGTAACTCTTTAATTCTGGCCTTAGCCCTTTCTATCTCTTCCTCCATCCGCTTGGATCTCTCTTAGTTACTTCTAATCTAGCAACGTCTTTCTCTACAGCATTTAAACGATGAAATATTTCTCGAAAGTTACCTTGATTACGATTGGAACGATTCGCTAAAACCATTAACGCTCCAGAAATAGCTGCTCCTATAAGTGCTGCAAGTAGTTCTTGAGGCATTTTTAACCTTTTATGTGTAATCTTAAACTACTGTTTCTATTTTTCTATGGCTGAAAAGCAAACCCCTGAAAGTAACTCTGATAAAAAAGGCCCGATAGGTAAGCTAAAAGATGCTTTACTTCCAGATCAAGAAGAATCTGCTGCAATCATTAGTACATTTGTAAGAATTACAGTCTTGGCTTGGTCAGGTGCAATTTTGACTTTGAATTACGTTTCCATTCCAGGTATTCCACAACAAAAGATAGACCCGACTTTCATAGCTTCAGTTTTTACAGGGGTACTTAGTTCTCTAGGAATCCAAACAGCATCTAAAAAAGGTGATGGAACTTACAAGGCAGATGAAGAAAGAAAGAAAGCAGAAGCAGCTAATGGTTCAGTTACAACAGTAAGATTTGAGACAGGAGTTAAGATTATTCCAGTACAACCACGCATCGATCCTATTTCTGGTAAGGAAGTAGATCCACAAACAGGCAAGCTCACATGAAACGCTTCATTCCCCTTTTGCTTTTATTAGCAGCACCAGCTAACGCAGACATCTCTATCAAACACACAGCATCAGCCAGTTTAAAACTTGACGGGGCAGGAGTTCAAGCCATCAGAGTTCCAAGTACTTACGCAGTCTCTGGTAACAACATGAAAGTTACTACTGGAGAACACTTCGGTAAGTTGACAGCCCCAACTGCAACCGCCGCAGCAATACTTGATGTTGGTGCTATGGAAGTTAATACAGTTGGATCTGCGTTCTCATACTCAGAATCGTATTTACAAGGTGACGCTATTCCTGCAATAGGAAGTGGTGTGGATGTCACCGCAGGAGTCGTGCCAGACATGCCAGCTTTTGGAAATCTAACAGTTTCTTCGGGCGGGGTCGCTGGAAATCTTGCAGGTTCTGTTTTGAGTTCTGGCGTAATTTCTATAACAGCAGGATCGGCTGGATCTGCCGCAGTCTCACAATATAGTTCAGAAATTACCGTTAAATGATACTTAATGAGTAAAATATATAAGTTATTATTGCTCATATCCTTTGCAGGCACTAGCGTTTCTGCTGTTCCCGTCGTCCCAACCTTCTCGACGGGAACACTTAATTCCCGTCAGGAAACTAAAACTGTGGTCACGGAATCTATAACTTCGGTAGATTATAGATCTGGCTATGAATACGTGGTCTCTGGTCATAACATCGAACCACTAAATACAAATACTATTTCACCTAAAGCTGTATTAAATGCACCTCAAACAGTTGACAACATCACATTTTCATGGACATCCGTAGATGTAACACCAGCAAACAAACCCGACTGGGGAATAAAAACGGCTGGCAACGCTTTCTCCTTTACAGAAACTCTATCCAATCCTGGCCTTTCAAACGTAACAACAATAAACCGAACCACAACAACAGACTCTATTGTGGAATCGGTATCTGTCTTTACTCAATAACATTTAGTCAGCCAGTATTTGCAAACGCTACAACAATAGCCTCTCCTCAAGCAACAAGTAGCGGGTCAGTGATTAACCAGGGAATACAAGTCCAAAGTGGTACGTTTATGTTTCAAGAAGTAGGTGACGGAATCCGTTGCAGTGGAACGACTCTTACGATAAATCCCTTTATTTCAAAAGTGAATACTTGGAAAGATCCATTTGAACCAACGTACCAGGAAAATGTATATGACGACAGTACAGATGACAATGGTAATTTAATAAATCCAGGTGGAATCTTATATACAAAACCAATTAGAACTGGACAAGCTAAGAATAATCTTTCATTTAACTATGGCATAACTGCAACCGTGGCAGTACCACTAGATCGCCGCATGACTAACAGGTGCGTGGCTGCTATGAATACCCGTGTTAAATATTTAGAACAAGCTTATAAAGCTAAAAAATTAGATTACGCTCTTGGACGCTTAAAGGTATGTGCCGAGCAATTAAAACTCGGCGTTGTTTATGCAAAAGACAGTCCTAGTTATGTTGTCTGTGAAGATGTAAGGCTAGTCAATCCTCCTAATACATTGCCAGATCACACTCATAGTATTGAAGTTACTTCCGAGACAACCTCTGTTCCTTTTTCCTTTCAGCGAGGGACTTTACAGGAGGTTTCTTCCCCCGAATAGCTAACAACTTTTTAGTAATCTTTTTAGAGAATGATTTAACTTGCCCTTTGACTTGCTTTTGAAAGAACTTTGCTATGGGCTGACCAATCACCGTAACACCAATGACTGACGTAACAGCAATCACAGATGTATTTACTAAAACCGTAGGTTGTGGAGCGTAATTACCTGCAATTTCTATAGGACTTAAACCTTCCCATACTGTTTCACATTTGTTTGTAACTGGATCTCTTTTCCAGCCTTTTATTCTTGCAAGTCCTCCTTTACCTAACGAACCAACAGGAGTTTTAGCAAGTGTATCTAATGGTGGGCATGGAAGTATATCCGCAATAAACTGTCCATCAATATCTGGAACTTTAAAATCTTGTTGCCCTACATTGGTATCTCCCTGCTCGTCATTTTTGCTATCCTCTTTTTCCACTTCCTTTCTCTTATTCCTTTTTGATTTCTTTGGCAAAACAGGAGCAACAATCTTAGGAGTTGGAGGTTTTATTTCTTCTTGCTGCTCAGGTTCAACAGCAGAAAACCCGTCCCAGTCAACAGCCATACTTTCAAGTGTTGGTACGTTTCCATCGCAAACATAGAAATTTCCAGCAGGATCTGAAGTAACTAAATTCTTATTTTTTAACGTCCTAGCCCTTACACAGCCAGGCATTTGAATAATCGGAAAACCTATATTTGCTGGTATTAAAGGCTCAGGTATAGAGATTATTGTTGTATCTATCGAAGCTTCAGGTATTTCTTGAACAGAAATATCTTCTATTTCCATTTAGCAGTCGTTCCATTGTCCTGCAAGATCACTTGCAACATTTCCTACTTGTTTTCTAGCCTGACCAAAGAAAATACCTGCTAATACTGGTCCAACAATAGGAACCCCTGCCAAAGCTGGTGTCACCTGAACCGATCCAGCATCAGCAATCATTTGTCCATTACTTCTACCTTGAGCTTGTTTTTCAATACATTCAATCTGTTTTGCTGTAAGTGTCCCGCCCTCTCCTTTAGGGAAAATTGCAAACTGAGCAACTGATTCTTTATGTATATGTTTTTTCTTTACACCACCATTAAATGTAGGTTGTTCTGAATCTTCGTAGAACAACATTGTTTTTGGATCGTGTTGACGGCTTGCAAAACTCCACTCTTCTGCACCATCAGCACCAGTCTCACTTCTAATTTGAATACTGCTGTAAGGAGTACTGGAAAGCTTTGCTATGTCAGGGATGCCTCCATCCTTACGAGCCAGCAAAGAAAGACTCATAAAGTTTGTGGCTATCAAACCACCGCCCAGAACAAGAGAAGTTAGGCCGTTAAATGACTTGAATTGAATCATTTAAAAGGAAGCACAGAGCCAGTTGATGATGGAACGCTTGGTATTGATGGCATCGCTCCTTTAACAAGAGAAGGCAATTGCTTTTGCACTTCAGTCATTATGGATTCTGTAATCTTGCCACGCTGAAAGTAAGCCAACGCACCAACAGATACAGCCAACACAATTGAGGCTGTATTTATGTAAGTAAGAATTTTAATCATCCAAGTTCTTCTATATTGGCCTGAACTAGTTCTGCAACTTTAGTATTTAGCTTAACGTCAATCTCTTTGTACTCTTTGGCCTTTTCTTCTAATTGAAGCTTAAGATCTTTAACTTCTTGTGTAAGTTGATTGCGATCAGCCATAAAAATAATACATTGCTCCCAAATTATAAACCTACTGTCTATCCCTGACCTATTCGGCCAGCACTAAGCTACGAATGAGCATAATAGATATAATTTTGCGACCCTTGGTTTACATTGGTTGAGTTTGTTTTTACCGTAAACCCTGTACTTGATATATCTAAATAATCAAAGTCATTATCTTGAGTGTAGGTAGCACTTAGATAAAGTTGCTGGTCAACTCCTGGTGATTGTATTCCTCTAACAGTATCAAACACAACCCATTGTCTTGTAGCGTCCTGTTCTTTTATGATAATGAATCTTGGCTGAAATCCACAATTCACAGTGACGTTGCTTGTGTCAGATCCAGCATATCCACCAATAGAACTTATACCGTCAACGCTGGCGAAGAGCATGGCTATGTAATTATCACCATTTTTGTTGTAAGGATCACTGCTACCAATCGTATAATGAGTTGATGTAGGTATAGTTTTATAACCCCCAGTATCTTGCATTACTGAATCGTAAGTATTTAATCTTAAAAACCTTTCTATTGCATTATTACCGCCACCATTTAAACCCTTATGCCATACATGCCAAGGCTCCGTAGCACTTCTACTCTTAGTCCAAATCATCTCTGCTGATTTTGAAAGGTTGTGTGGTATCGAACGATTAGGTGAACCATCCCCTTGATAGGCAATACAGTCAAAACCAGCGCTGCGTTTCCACATGTGCGAAATTAGAGCAGTTCCTTGTTCCGTTGATCCCCAACCAACATTGCTATCCCAAGTAACAGTAGAATCAGAAACCTCAACATAAGTTTCATTTGGTGCTAACCGTGATAGTCCAGTAAGTCTTGCCCCAGAAGTCCATTGAACATTAGCGTTGTAGTTTTTACGGATCATAAAGTCAACAGGGAATCCACTATCAAAGGTAGGAATAGTTGCACTACTATTACCCGTATCCATAGCGAATACACCCGTACCAAGTGAGGGAGGCTTGCCAACGTATCCATCTGGCCTTCTGACCGCAATGTAGAGCCATTTACCTCCATCACTGTTTACGCCACTACTTGTACTAATTAAATTAAAACCAGTTGGCGTAAATTCAATATGATCCGCATCAGCTTCTACTTGACTATCATTAGCCCGTAAATTCGCATCATCTCCACCAGTAACGACACCTCGAATAGAATCATACATATACCAAGCACCTGAAGAATCAATCCTTTTTATCATTAAGAACTGAGGCTCCCACCCGATATTTACAGCTAAACCTGCGGAGCCTGTTCCAACATAACTACCGCACTTGATTACGCCTTCCTGACTATCTCCAAAGACAAAACCAGCAGGGTCATCGAAGGGTGAAGCGGTACTTGCTGTTGGTGAATTAGTAGCGGTAATCGTACCAGGCGTTACAGTCGAACCAGTGACAGAACTATTATTACAGCACAAAAGTTTTGTGTTTGTTATGTTCGTTAATGGCTCAGTTGATGGTTTAAACGATGATGTATAAACAGCGGAATGGACTACTCTTACATTAGAGATTCTGCCATCAAATTGTCCATTAGACACCCTACCTATAGAGAATGGTGTTCCTGTTGGCGTTATTGACCCTGATATTGTTCCAGATTTTACTAAGAGTCCATTAACAAATATTTTAAAACCATTAGAGCCATCATGTACCAAAGCCAAGTGATACCATTGTCCTTTTGTTAAAGTTACGCCAGTTGTTTCAATAACAACGCTGCCATTGTAATAATAAAATATAACCTCTCCAGTACTTTTGGTGCCAAAGCTCCAATATTCTGAAGTTGTTGTTGGATTAGATACACCAAGAACACTAGAACCGCCGTTTGCGGAAGAACTAAAAGCATCTGCATTCATCCAATATTCAACTGTAAAGGCTTGGGCTTGTATGCCATTAAAGTCGGAATTACTTGGTTGCGATATGTAATTACTACTACCGAAATCAACAGACCTTGCAGTAGCGGCTGTGGACTCACCTCCTGCGAATAGGTAACAAATATATGATGCACCATCAGTATTTAACGCTCCGTTTGATCCAACTGAAAAATGTGTAGACGTGGGGTTTTGATACCATATGCCTGAGTATCCTGAATCTCTAGCGTTGGTATGACTTAACCGCACACGATAGTTATATTGATCTGTATTTGTATCTCCAAAATCTCTGTGCCATACAAACCAACTACTAGCACCCCATGTAAAAGTACCTTTAATTATCATCATCCCTACATTCGTACCAAGTGAATGGGCTATTTCACGATTAGTAGAATTTCCTGTGTATTCAACAATATCGCAAAACCCTGGAGCTTTCCTCCATATCCAAGTAGCAAAGGTATGATTAGAGTTAAAATTAGTCCAACCATCACCACCCCCAACTGAAAAACCATTATTATTGAAAGAAGTTATAGCTGTACTAGAAGTTGCGTTACCATCAGTTGAAGTAGTTTTTAAAATCTTTGTTTTACCTCTTTCAGTATCAAAAATAATCCCCGTACTGTTCATTGTTCTATATTTACTCCAAATCAAACCACCCTCATTAGCTAAGTCAACTCCAACATCAAAAGTTTGTGCTGAACTAGAGCCTGTATAAACGTAATTATTAAATACTTGATCAACATATATAGGATCTGCCTTTGCCCCTACCCCAAGTAACATTTGTTGAATAGGACTCATAATTAATCTCCGTGTTGTGTGTTAGTTAGTAGGTACATTTATGACAACCCTGCACCTGAAATGTAGGCCACACTTGCACTTGCAAACCAGATAGTAGCCATTCCTCTTTGTGCAAGCGTACGATTCGCATCTGTAGCATCGGCGGTGTTGTATAAAGTAACGCCGCTACCTTTCGTGATTGTTTGGTCCGATCCACTGTTATTGATAATTGTTACGGCATCACCAGCAGAGAATACTGAGTTATTAATAGTGACTCCACCAGTTGAAATATAAATAGCTTTACCAGCATCGGCTGCAACTGCTACATAAGCTGATGACTGAGCATTAGAAGGTATAGATCTTAAATTTCCTTTGCCATCGGATACCGTTCCAGCAAACGTGCATGATTGATCAGGATTAATTGTTAAAGCAGTTGTATAACTAGCACCTGTCCTGAAGAGAAGAGCACCAACATTATCAAAATAAAAATTTCCAGTCTGGTTTTTAAGTTCAAAGTGACCTGATTGGTGCTTTATATAAGCTCCAGTTCCAGAGTCAGAACCAAATATTGTTTTCTTACCTTCAGCTAAATTTATGTCTCCAGCAAACGTGGCGTTATTTGAGCCGTCTAAAGTTAACCCGTTTACCCAAGATCCTGTTGAGTAGTTACCTATATTTAAATTACCGCTTGTATCTGCTTGTAATCTCCATTTATCAGCATTGTCATCTCCCTCATCTGCGAACAAATTAATAACTCCATTACCCGCTTCTGGCCCTTGAACAGTTATTCCGTTTGAATCAGTGAGAAAAGTTTTGACGTTATTGTTAAATAGCTCTACGGCTCCGTCAGATATAAAATGAGCGATCTGTTCTCCATCCTCAGATTCAAAATCAATCCGAGTTGATTGAAGATATATTGTTCCAGTAGTATCTTTTACTATTAAATTACCAGTGGTATTTTGTATGATGCTATTTGTCCCATCATGATATATAGATAAATCTGACGCTCCAAAAGTAGCCTTAGCATTATCTGCAAATTCAAGAGCGTCGTCTGACTTATCCCAGACTACATTTCTACCCGAAGTTGCTCCTTTTAATTCTAAATCACTATTAATTTCAACTTCATCTCCGTAAAAACGAACTCCACCAGAAATTACTTGTATTCGTGTAGCACCCTGATACATGTAATTTGTTTCTCCGTTTGTATCAAAATCAATGGTTTCATATTGAGCAGTTGCACCAGTATTAACTTTTACTCTTGCAGATGTATTTAAAGAATTACTTAAAGTGACTATGGGAGCCGCTAATATTCCTGTTCCTGGGCTAAAAGTAAGAGTAGATTCTGCTTCTAAAGTATTTGCCGTTCCTGATCCAGTAATAAGTCGGTTATTTGCGTTGTTATTGATTGTTGTCCCACTAACTGTCTGCCAACTATTGTCACCTCTTAAGAAAGTTGATGAGCTTGCCGTACCAGAACTTCCTAAACGTCCTATTGCAACAGTCCCTGAGCTTAAATTATCTGCATTAGATGAAAAAGCTTTGACTGACTGTTGACTAGGTACTTTCGTAGCCGAGTCTGTTGCCATATTGTCTTCATCTAGAAGATCAGCAGATATTGCGTAATTATTAGCAGATGCGGCTATTGCGTTTAGCTTTGTATGATCTGCATCAGTAAAAACATTGCTATCAGTAGCAGCTTCAACGGCAGCCCTGATTTCTGCGTTTGTCTGATCTCCAGTAGCTGATGCTTCAATGGCAGCTAATTTAGATTTTTCTGAATCTGTATAAGCATTAGTATCTGACTCGGCTTCATAGGCAGTCTTTATTTCAGCACCTGTCTGGTCAGCGGTAGCACTTGCTTCTATTGCATTTAATTTTGAATGATCTGAGTCCGTAAAAGTATTTGAATCTGAAGCCGCCTCAACCGCCGCTGCTATTTGTGCTGCTGATATTGCCCCAGTATTTCCATTAACAGAGAGAACAGCATCAGTTGGAGTTCTAAGCAGCGTAAAGTCTGCCATCGTTCCAGCCGATCCACTGTTTCTTACATAAGACTTGTTCTCATCGGTACGAACAACAATGTCACCTTCTTGGGTTGTGAGTCCTAATTGCGAACTTTCGTTTGCAGCCTCCTGAACTGTTGTTAAGGCTAAAGACGTTACTGAGAATTGCGTTCCAGATAATTGAAGACCTGTTCCAGCCGTATATGTTGTATCAGAACTATTGGCATCAACGTATGCTTTTACACTCTGCTGACTAGGAACTTTAGTCGCTGAGTTTGTCGCCATATTATCTTCATCAAGCAAATCAGCGGAGATAGCGTAGTTATTAGCAGAAGCAGCAATCCCTGATAACTTTGTTTTTTCTGCATCCGTATATGCGTTTGTATTTGATTCACCTTCGTAAGCTGATTTAATTTCAGCACCAGTTTGATCAGCCGTTGCACTGGCTTCTATTCCATCAAGTTTTGTCTTTAAGGTATTAGTAAAGTTGTTCTGGCTAAGTTCTCCGTCCTGTACTGAATAAGTTGTATTTGTAGGAGTACCCCAAGAAGTGTTTCCACTAGCATCAGTTGTTAAATATTTACCATTCTGAATATCATCTGGGAATGTAATCGTATAACTTGCACCAGCACTATGGGCAGGTGATTTTATTTTTATGCCGTGACTATTTTGAGAACAATTAAGCTGGATCGTTCCATCATTGCTACTGCCGTCACCTTTAATTTCTACAACACCTGAACCATGTGGATTCAGTTTTATATTTCTGTTACTTGTAGCCGTTTTTATTTCGCTTGTTTGAACGTCTAAGTCGCCACCCAATTGTGGGGTTGTATCCCCAACAACGTCTGTAATTCCTACATTTGCACTTGCAGCAATACCATCAAGCTTATTTTTTAATGCATTAGTAAAAGCATTAGTATCACTTTCAGCCTCGTAAGCTGTTTTTATTTCCGCGCCTGTTTGATCAGCAGTAGCTGACGCTTCAATAGCATTTAATTTACTGTGATCTGCATCAGTAAACACGTTGGAGTCACTAGCCGCTTCTACTGCTGCTCTTATTTCAGCATCAGTTTGATCCGCTGTAGCAGAAACCTCTATTGCTGCTAATTTTGATTTTTCTGTATCTGTAAAGGCATTGGTATTTGATTCCGCTTCATAAGCTGTTTTTATCTCTGCTCCTGTCTGATCTGCTGTTGCACTAGTTTCGATACCGTCAAGCTTTGTTTTTAACGCATCAGTAAAATTATTTTGAGATAATTCTCCGTCTTGAACACTGTATGTAGTGTTGGTATCTGGAGGTACTGCCCACTCCATACCATTAGATGTATAACCTAAAAACTTGTTAGTACCACTTGGAGCTGCATGAATATCTAACTTAGCCTCTGCAATTGTATCGTCAGCTATTTTTGAATTTGTTACAACACCGCTATCAATAGTCCATGTGTTGTTACCTGATCCCGAAACAACAATATCTCCTTTATCTCCACTGGTAAGCCCTAAGCCGTCTTGACCAGCAGGACCAGTCGCTCCAGTTGCACCTTGAGAACCAGTCGCACCAGTATTACCTTGCGGACCTTGAGGACCAGTTGCTCCAGTTGCTCCTTGTAAATAAGAAGTAGCACTTCCCCATGCACCACTAGCTTTTGGACCGTATATTTGATCATTTGTTGTATCTATATAGAAATCTCCATCAACTCCAAGTCCTGAGCCAGGGACACCAGAGCCATTTAGGATTGTTTTTCCGTCAGCACCTGCTGGACCAGTAGAACCTGTGGAACCTGTAGCACCTTGAATACCTTGAGAACCTGTGGCACCAGTTGTACCTTGGATTCCTTGTGGTCCAGTAGCTCCTGTATCTCCTCTAGGAATTGTAAAGTCAAATGTTGCTGCGCTAGACGAACCACTGTTTGTTACAGAAGCATTAGAACCTGCACTTCCTGTACTTGTGCTACCGACCGCTACGGTTGCGGCTGCCCCTGTTGATCCTGTATCGCCTTTGTCTCCAGTTCTCGCAAAAGTTAAAACAATATCTTCACTTGCACTAAAAGAAGTCGAACCAGAAACATAAGCACAAGTTACTTTGTGGTATCCAGTGGCTTCAGTTGCCGCTGAAATTGTAAACAGTGCAAAGTCGTTAGGATCAGTTTTATTTGATACTTTAAAATGCCCTTTTATTGTCGAAGTAGAATCATCAATTGTCCGTAAATAAGCTTGGACATCTGTTCCACCGTCATCAGTATCGTCTATGTATAAAAGAGTAGCCGATGAAATATTTGCGTTGTTAAATCTTGCTTTACCTGTACCTGGATCACTATCAGCAGTAGAAGTATCAAAGGTATAATCAAAAGTCGCACCACCAAAAGCTCCTGTAGCACCTGTATTTCCAGTCGCTCCTTGGATTCCTTGCGGACCCTGCGCTCCTGTTGCACCCGTGTCACCTGTATCCCCCTTATCTCCTTGAGTACCTTGTGGGCCAGTGCTTCCAGTAGCTCCTGCTGGACCTTGCGGTCCCGTTGGCCCCGTTGGACCTTGCGGTCCTGTGTTTCCCTGTGGACCTGTCGCACCCGTAGCTCCCGCTGGTCCTTGAGAACCTGTCGGACCTTGCGATCCGGTTGGTCCTGCTGGTCCCTGTGGACCTTGGGTCGTAATCTTAACTACGGAGTTTGACATGGAAGACTCTTAATTAACAGGGTGACAAGCAAAAATTAGGCTGTATAACCTTCATCCATATAAATGATACCTTCTAACCAATATTCTTTCAGCCCTGAACTATGACTGAGTAAAATATCATATCTATACTCATCAGCAGTAAACTGTGCTGTTTGCGTATCAGAAACGGTCCAGTTGAAAGTACCTCCCGTTACGCTTGTTATATCAATAGTGACATCTGCTGCTTTAGAGGTTCTTTCAGGGTTCCAGATTTGAGAAGTTATTGTGTACCCAGTTAAATTAACAGCATTGTTGCCCGAATCTTCGAGACTAACGCCAAACGTATGATCTGACCTCCGTTGGATAGTAAAATCATAAGTTTTAGGTGCTATCGCCATTGTCCTAAAAGTTTTCTATATTTTAACAATACCTACAACAATATCCTGTATCTAAAAAGTTTTACCAACTAAGGACAACAATAATTCCTTTTACTCCTTCTGGCCCTTTAGCATTTGAGTTGCTCCAAGCTCCATCACCGCCGCAGCCTGGTCCTTTACCCCAAAAAGTACCACCACCTGAAGACCTCATGTCAACTGCAGCTATTCCACTAGCTGTAGCACCTGTGTAGTTATTAATAGTCTGAAATTCTGCTTTCTCTCCGTATATGTTTATCATTCCATTCTCTCCTGTTGCAGGCCACCCAGGTCTACCCATGTCTGAAGAGGCTGCACTGCTCATATAAGCACCTGCGGCTTTTGTACCAGCCTTACCAGTGATAGTTACACCAGTACCCGCAGGATCAAACACACTGTCCTCTCCATCATTAGCCGTAGTGTTATAGTTCGTAGTTTCAGCTCCACCTTTTCCAACTGTACAATCAGCATAAGCACCCATTTCTGTTTTGTTATAAAAACGAATTGCTGTTCCAGCACCGCCGCCGCCTGGACTTCCCCAATAGTTACTGTCATGCGCTCTGACTCCACCAGCTCCGCCCCCACCACCTGTGCAAATTACTAAGAAGTTTGATTTTCCAGCTTCAGGAGTAAACGTATGCGTTGTCGTTGAGCCTGTTTTTTGCTGTGCGTGTCCACTAGCAACAGTAATATCGTTTCCAAAAGCTTCAAATTTTGCTCCACTAGCTAACGCTAACCAAGCCGCACCAGAATAAAACTCAAGATGATTAGTACTCTGTGTATTTAATCTAAGATCACCCTGACTTAAAGCACCTCCACTAGGTCTATTAGCATCATTTCCCGCAGGCAAGGTAATTGATTTACCTGTAAAGTTTGGATCTTCAGCAGGTGCTAAACCAAGATTTTCAGATAATGAACCTAGTGTTATCCATCCATTATTGGCACTATTTCTAATTTTTAATTTGTTGTTAGTCGTATCAACCCAGAGTTTGTAAGCAATCGTTGTTGTTGGTGCTGCTGGTCCTGAATTAGTAGTTTGTATATCTCCTAAAATCTGATTTAGTTCTGTTCTAAATACAGACCCACTTACATTGTCGATAGTGTAATCTCTTAGATTAGTCATACTGATACCTGATTACCAAAGCCAGAAGCTCCCCAAACAAATGATCGAGCATAGCTACTGTCATTAGCTGTATTCTTAAATGTTACTTCAAAACCTGTGCGAGTAATATTATCTATTTCAAAATAATCGCCGTCCTCTCGATTGAGTGCCACTTGCGTAACAAAAACGCTAGGCGGTTCATAAAAACCATGAGCAAAATTAATTTGATATGGTCCTGAACTTGTTGTTACTGCATTAGTAATGCTTTCAGTTCTATGTTGAAGTTCAAGAGTAACGCCAAGTCTTCTAATAGCGATATTTTGATCAACATTTGTACTTGTTAATTTAGCTCTAAACTGCAAACCTCTAGCCCTTACCAAACCATTCACTATCTGTTGCCAATTACCCCAAGTTGGTGATGAACTAGGGTTATCATTTGTTGCTCTATATTCAACGACAGCATTGCAATCACTAGAAGTTAAAGCAACCTCATCGTCTATTAAACCCCAAGTATTAATCAAAGCAGTTTTACTATCCCATAAACTTTCATCATCAAACATAAAACTAACTAACTCTCTCTTTAAATTCACGTCATAAATCTGAGTTAAATCCACAGAATTAGCAAAAACATATTGTCCGCTAGCAGCAGTTTCATTACTAGAAACCGACAATCTTAAAGAATCTAAAGTTGAATCATATGCTGTATTTGTTTTGCTACCTGCAAAATTAGCTGTATGTTCGTCAACAAATTGAACAAATAAACGATCAGTAACAGAAGGCATTACAACAGTCGCTTTTGTTGCATCCCAGTCGGCTATCAAGTTTGAAGAAGGACCAGTAGAGATACGGCCTCCATCGTCTTTAAATTTAATCAAGTACGCATTTAATCCAGGTAGTAAAGGTACTTCTGCACTAGTAGTGTTTCCATCTTTTTCTAAAATAGTAGTTGCATCAGCCCATCTAGCTGAGCCGCTTGTGGATTGTGCAATTAAAACTTTCCCACCAATTAGTACATCTTTTTCAGTACTTTGATCCCACTGGAGTAAACCTCTGTCTTGATCTATAGGAGTCAAAGTGACACCAGTAACATCAGTTGGAGGTGCTGTTTTTCCTATCGCTGTATGTGTTTTAGTAGCTGGATTTACTGATCTTAAACCTGATGCACTAACGCTATAAACTTCTATCTCATAAGTCCCAGCAACAACATCTAATATCTCAATTTGCTTAGTCTTTTCTGCGGTTCTTGATTGCCAATCATTGTTGTTATATCTAAATCGAACATATCCATTAGCGGTGTCATTTGTCCACGAAACTATAATTTTTACCCTTGCATTTCCTAAATTTTCATAAATCAACTCTGTTGTTTCAATTCCCGCAGGGGTAGAAGGAGCTACATTTAAGTTCGTAACATTTCGTGTAGTTAATGATATTCCACTTTCAATATTTGAATATTTAGAAGAATTATAAGAAACAGCAGTTACAGCATAATTAATACCATCTTGTTCTTCTACTGATACAACACGCCAAGTAGAAGTTTGTATGCTTGAATTTTGATAAATCCATAATGTATTTGCATTAGGCGCAGAAGAAAAACCAGAATTTAAACTAATAACATTAGATGAAATACTCCCTATAGGTTTAGTTTCAACCGAACCATCTGAAAGAATAGCTGAAAGAGTAGGACTATTAGAAGCTACTAAACCTGTTGCATCATCGACTGTGATAGCTGTAGTTGTTGCACTTTTTATCCTTCCTGATTTCCTAGAACCTGCCCTCATTTCATCAGCTATTTCTATGACTTGACCTGGCCTACATACAACACCTGCATCTATAGAAGTAACAAAAGAACACGTCTCACGTTCATTATTTTCTGTATATAAAAGCCATTCTCCTAATCTTCGGGCTTGACCTCTACTCGTACAAGCAAAAGCATCAATGTTCCTAACAATTGACCCGTATTTAGCAATATTAGTGGTGCTTTCTACTTCCTCATAAGCATAATCTCTTAATTCATTATCAAAGTATCTAACAACGGCAACAGTAGCTCTATTCTTTTGACTACTTGTTTGATATGTAAAACCTGGCTCTAAAACATTCGCAATACTAAATAAATAACTTGTGTCTTGTGGAGCATCTTGTGTTAACGCAACTGAACCCGCTTGCCAATAAGCTTGCGCTCTAAATACGGAACATAATTGATTAATTACTGTATAAGCTTCTTGTGCTGTTTGTATATTTACATTGCAGGCAAAACGAGGTTCAGTTCCTCCAGCTCCATTACTAATTAAAGCACTAGCGTAAACACTAGCGGCATAAAAAGAAAATTTATCTAAGTCGGCTTCGGCTAAGTAACCTGTATTAGTT